ATGAGATACGTTGAATATGGAAAGACAGGGAAAATGGTTTCAGTAGTTGGCTATGGAGGATTAAGGTTTGATTTAGAAAAAAGTAATCAAGAAAATGCTGATTTAGTCAAATATGCGTATGAAAAAGGTATTAATTACTTTGATACAGCACCAGGGTATTGTGATGACAGAAGTGAAGATATATTTGGACTAGCCTTTAGACAAATGATAAAGGAAGGTAAGACCGATTTTTATGTATCAACTAAAGAAAAGCCAAAAGCATGTGATACATCAGAAAAAGCTATAGAGGCTGTAAAAAAATCAATAGAACGATTAGGCGTATCTAAAATAAATTTTTATCATGTTTGGAATATTAGAAAGATGGAACATTACGAACTAGCAATGAGACCTGGAGGTCAATATGAAGGATTATTGAAATGTAAAGAAGAAGGATTGATAGACCATATAGTATTTTCATCTCATCAACCAGGAGATGAGGTTATAGATATTCTAAGTGAAAATAAGTTTGAAGGTGTAACTATGGGAATAAATATATTAAACTTTCCATATAGGCTAAAAGGTGCCAAATATGCTGTTGATAATGGATATGGTGTTGTGGCAATGAATCCATTAAGTGGTGGAACTATTCCAAAGTATAATAATAAATACTTATAAATAAGTATAAATAAATGTTAAAACGTGTAGTTTTAGCGATATTTAAAAGAAATTATTATAAATTAACTGACTGACATTTAACTGACAAAACCTATTTTTTTAGGTTCAACTGACATTTAACTGACAGCCAGTAATCATTTATTTGAATAATATTTTACTTAAATTATCAGATGCTTTTTTATCCATTTCTTCTAAAACATGAGAGTATCTGTTCATAGTTATTTGTATATCTGTATGACCTAACCTTTCTGAAACAACTTTCATGTTAGTACCTCCTAATAAAAGCAAACTTGCATTTGTATGTCTTAAATCATGCATCCTAATGTTTTTTAAGTTATTTTTTTTAATAAATCTATGAAAAGACTTTCTTAATGTAGCTGGTAAAAATGGATTATAATCTTTGTTTAAACAAACTAAATTATTTTCATTTTTAAGTATTCCTTGTAATTTTAATTTATTTTGTCTTAATTTTTCAATCTTAAGTTTTTCTATTAGTTCATCAGGAGCTGACAATGTTCTTCTTGATTTTGATGTTTTAGGTTCTTTAAATTCTATTTTATTATTAGCGTATATAAGTGTTTGACTTACACTTACAGAGCCGATATTTAAATCAACATCAGTCCATCTAAGTCCAGTAGCTTCTCCTAGTCGCAAACCTAATGTCAACATTAGTAAAATAGGTATTTCTATGTTACTATTATTTAGTTTTTCTATCAACAATAAAGCTTCTTCTCTATTATATATTTCAATCTTAGAAGAATTTTCTTTATGAGGAAGTTTTACAAAATCACATGGATTTTCATTTATTTCTCTTAATCTATATGCTTCTTTCAGAACAGAACTTATAAAACGATACCTTATCTTTGAGCTACTAAAAGTACAATTATTAAAAGTTGTATTTATAAAAGTTTGAATTAAAACAGGATTTATATCTATAAGTTTTGTATCTTTAAAAAAAGGTTCTATATAATTCTTAACCCAAGATTTCCTATTTATAACTGTATAAGGAGACCAATTTTTTTCATTTGACATTATGTATTTATAACACCTCTCTACAAGAGTGGTTTTACTTGGAGTAATAAACTTATTACTATTTATAGTAGATTTTATTTCAATTAAATGTTTTTCAGCATCCTTTTTCTTTTCATAGCTCCCATAACTTTTCTGTTTTATCTTGCCAGTCATTTCTTCTATGTACTCCACATATACATGAAATTTTTCCCCTCTTTTTCTTATAAAAGCTGATTTGATATTCATATGTACACTCCCTTTATAAGTATTATTCATGTTTAAAATATATTGAATAGCTCTTGTTTTATTATATCAAATCTAAGTTATAAATACTATTCGATAATAGATAGATGTATACAGAGATATATGGATGAATAAAAAAGTAATATATAGGTAAAATATGTAAGAATTATATGATATAATAATTGTAGCAAGGAAAATAAAATTGAAAAGCTAAGGGTGATTTTCTCGTATAAACGCCAAATTCCAATATAGGAAGGAGGTGAATTTATATGTTAATTAACTTTTTATTGAGTATAGTAGCTGGAATTGTGTCAGCTTACATTTACGAGAAAATAAAAAATCACCCAAACGCCAATAAGGGTGATTTAAAGAAATAACTTTTAAATTCTAATCAATTAGAGAAATTCACCTTTTACAAAGTAAATTTTATCTCCTTGCTATTATTATATCACAAATTTGTACAGATATTCAAAAATAATATTTTATTAAATTATAATTGTTTGAATATATTTAAGCTAATTTCTTATTTAATTCTTGTATTTTTAACGTTTGTCTATATTCTTGTGCTTCTGCCAATTTTGTATATTCCACAGTCTTATCGAAATTTTTCTCAACTTCTGTTCTTATTTCATCAAGCGTAACTTTGAAGAATTCTTTTCTATTATTTACCTTGTTAACTCTCTTATTATCAAAAGCTTTATGTAAAGCTGATTCTAATTTAGGTGCATCTTCACTAAATATAGTCGCATGTATATCATATTTAAAAGGAACTGATGCACTACTTAATTCATTTATTCTCTCAGTTGGGTCTAATCTTCTAGTTACTCCTATTTTATATATATTTTCTCCAAAACTACCAATATTGGAGATTATGTATACATGTCCTGCTCTTGTATTTTGTTCTCTATTTAATACATCATCTAAATCTTTTGATAGCAAAGCTAGTTTTTCTTCTATAGAATTAATTTTTTGTTCCCATTCTAATTTATCATTTTCATCTTCTGGGATAGTTGATTTTAGTCTAAGTAATTCATTCTTGAATTGTAATTCTTCTTTTTTTAGTTTTCTTTTCTGATTTTCAATTTCTTTTTGAACAAGAGCTTCTTCTTTCATTTGTTCTCTCAAAGCTCTTTGTTCTTCTTTTTCCTCTTCTTTCATTTGAAGGTATTCATAATATAAATAAAGCTCATCTATTTTCAAATTAAGATAGTTTTCTTTTATAGAAACCTTATTTGAAGTATTTAATTTATTTGTATCAGTAAATGCTTTTCGTATTCTTTTTTCTATAGAATCAATATTTTTAAAACTAACTTTTGACATAGCAATGTCGCACTCACTATTGAAGAGTTTAAGAGCTGTTTTAATATTTTGATTAGTCATAGTTCTACCTTTTTGAACACTTCCATCAACAGTCCAAGAATCAGAATATTTTACACCTGTTTTATTTCTTATTAATAGTTTTTGCATTTCTCTTATTTCTTTTAATTTTTCCATATATTCATCAGAGTTTTCAAAATCATATTTTGGATTATATAATCCAAATGATTGAAGCAGAACCTCATCTTCAGTCTGTATTAATTCTTCTGATAATCTTTTTAGTTCTTCTTTTTTATTTTTTAAAGTTGTGTTTATATCTCTAAGCTCTTCCCTTTCATTTTTTAATTCTTCTAAATGAGAATTTAAAGTATTAATATTATCTTTAAGTATATTTTTATCTTTTATAAGATTATCAAGTCTTTCTTTTTCTATTTTTAGTTCTTCGATAAGTTTAAATTTATCTTGGTTTTCTGAATCAAATTTATCAATTTCAACTTTCTTTTTGTCTAATAGATCGGATAATTCTTTTAACTTATTTTCATTTGATTCACATAAATCTTCAAAGTGTTTTTCTTTCATTTTAATTTCATCATTTAATAAAATATATTTATTATTGATTTTTTCGACATCAGATAATAGTATACTAATGCTATCTTTATGTTTTTTCATTATCTTATTTCTTTTAAATAAGAATATTATTGCAACTATAAATGATATAGAGTATGTTGAAAACGTAGAAAGAATTAGTATGGATATAGTCCATAAAGAATAATACCAGGGTATCTTGAAATTAAGATTTTTGATTTTTTCATCGTTGATGAGTAAATCACTTTTTAACTGTTCATTTTCATTGTTCATATCAAAACTCCTTTTTTATTTTTTGTTCTACTTTATGATAATAATAATTTAAGTATATAAAATTTTATGTGCAATTTCCATATATTTGCAAAAAAAGGTAAAAATAAAACAAAATGGTAGTTATTTAAAAGAATTTAGTTGGATTATAAAGGTATGTTAACAGAAATTAGAAAAATAATATAACATTCTTATAAAAGTATGTTATCAGTATTTTGAGCATAAGGAAAAGCCACTTAAAATTAGTTTTAATCATTTTAAGTAGCTCTTTTATTATTTTAGATACTCCTTTGAATATTTAATCCAAGCATCAATACCATCGATTAAGTGAATTAATTCGCCATAAATATGTTCTGAACCAAATTCATTTTTCATGTACATTATCCATTTTTTTCTACCTTGCAATTTAACTTTACCAATGAAGTTGTCTGAAGTATCAAATACATTAAATGCTCCATCTGACATTCTATCAAAGACAAAATTATTTTTTAATTCATTTTCGTACATTTTAATTTTAAGTATATTAAAAAAGTAGATTTCATTTTCATTAATTTTGAAGTTGTAATTTTTATTATTAACTTCGAATGGTATTGATTTGTTATTTTTAACAATATCCATATAATGTAAATTTTTATTATTAATACTATCATTTGCGTTATATGTTATAGTAGAGTGATTGTATATTACATCATTTATACTATTTATAGCATTATTAATTTCGATATTATCAATTTTTTCTCCTGCCAAACGTTTTACTAATATAGAAGTTTTGGAGTTATTTCCTAACATATCACAAAGTATATAGGATGATTTAATTATGTTATCTAAAAGTGTGTCTTTTAAATTTATATCTAATTCCTTTATGGCTTTGTAAGACTCAATTTTCATAGGTGTAATTTTATGATTTTCCCAGTTTATATTAATTCCTCTTTGGATATTTTTAGAGGATTCATATTTACAAATTAAGTCATATGCTTCCTCATATTTATCAATATAAATTAATTCTAAACACTGGTCTTCTAGGTCAGTATTTTTAGTAACAGATTTACGCACATCTTTCAACAGTTCTTTTCCTTTATCTGTTAAAGCATAATATTTGTTGGAGCTATTAAAAAAATTAGATAAATCTTTGCATGAGATTTCTTTTTCTATCCTTTCTATTAATTCAGCCTTTTTACCAGTTGATTTAATATTATTAGATTTTAATATTTCTTTCAATTCCGAAACTGTTAACTTAGTAAGGTCTTCAATGTAATTTGAAATCTTAAGATAATCCATGTTGAAAAACTTAGAAATTAAATATGAATAGTTAATATTATATTCATATGTCCAATAGGTTGCTATATAAGGCTCGTATATATTTTCTCCAATTATGTATTTTAGGAAAGATTTTTCTATTGATGTAAGTGGTTTAGTATCTGTTTCTAATATATTGTTTTGTGGGTTAAACTTATTAATACTATTAGTATGTATATCATATAAAGCATCTGATTTTTCTCTTGCTTGTTTTTCTAATTCATATAAATTTGTTGTATCATTATAACTTACATTCAATACTTTATTAATTTCATTTTTTACTTCTACATTATGAGTAGAAATAGAATTATATTCTTGTGAAGGTGTCATAGTGTTATTAGAAGTTTGTTTTGATTTATTTGATTTTTCATTGAAATCAATATTATTTTTGTTTTTATTTTTTCTAAATAGATTCAAAATGCTCATAAAAAATTACTCCTTTTGTATTTAATTAATTTCTAGTGTATTCTACTTTATGATAATAACAATTTAAGTATATAAAATTTTCTGCAAAAATACTATGTATATTGGGAAAAAACATAGAATTAAGTAGTTTTAAAAAGAATACTATATTTACAGGTTATAAAAAGTAAAATAAAAATATTAAAATTAAATAATAAAAAATATTATAAAAAGATACTTTAATAAAAAAATATAATAAAAAGCTCGATTAATAATATATATGAATGGAAAAAACATCCATCATTCTACAAAAATAGATTTTTTTATTACAATTACGGGTTTTTTATTGCAAGAACAAATCAAAAGTATTATTATGTAAGTAAGATAATTATCTAAGACAATTCTGAATAATCGGAAAACATTTCTAGAAATTAAAAGGTATAATTACATAAGTTTTACTGAAAATTTATTGGGAGTTTTTAACTAAAAATAAGAACATAAGTTCTTGCAATAGGGGGATGGTATAATTGAAGAAAGACGAGTATTTAAAGATTAATAAATATAAGTTAGAGATGATATTTAAAACAGAACCACAAAAATATGAATATATAATAAAATTAATCAATTATGAAGCTGATAATAAAAAAAATAAAAGAGTGTGAAAAGCTCTTTTATTTTTCTTCATTTATTATTTTATAGTAAGCATTATCAATAATTTTCTCTATTGCTTTTCTGTTCTCTTCATCTAAGGAATATAATTTGTGTAAAGCTTGTTCCATTTCTTTGTTTAATTGAGGATTTAAGTCTAGATTATTTTTTCCTAAAAGATAATCAATGGATACATCAAAAATTTCTGAAAATCTTAATAAATCTTCTTTAACAGGGTCTCTTTTATCTGTTTCTAGCATTGCAATTTTACTCAAAGAACAATTTAATAATTTTGCCAATTCCATTTGTGTTAAACCTTTTTGCTTTCGTAATTCTCTTAATCTATTAGAAAACATAATATCACTCCTTGTAATGTTTATACTACGATTGTATCACTGTTAGTGATACAAATAAATCTTTTTTTAAAAAACTTCACGAAAAGAGATAAAAAGTCTTGACTATATTCACTTAAAGTGATATTATTAATTTATCACAAATAGTGAAGGCGAGGTGTAACATGAAAGAGTTATCAAAGTTTAGAAAAAATTTAGGATTAACCCAGAAGCAATTAGCTGAAAGAATAGGCATATCTAAGTCTTATTATTCAAAGATAGAAGGAAATTTTAAAAAACCAGGAAGAGGATTTTTGGAGAAATTTAAAAATACATTCCCAAATGAAGATATGAACATTTTTTTTAAACAATAATATCACTTAAAGTGATGTAAGGAGGATTATAAAATGAATAACTTACAAGTAATAGAAAGAAATAACGAAAGAGTTTTAACTACACAGCAACTAGCAGATGTATATGAAACTGATGTAAATAATATACAAGCTAATTTTAACAGAAACAAAGATAGATTTAAGGAAAATATACACTATTTTTTATTGCAAGGCGAGTATCTCAAAGAGTTTAAAAACCAACCTACTAATAGTCAGTTGGTTTCAAAACATTCTAGTCAATTATATCTTTGGACTGAAAGAGGAGCAAATAGACACTGCAAAATATTGGACACTGATAAAGCTTGGGAGCAGTTTGATAACTTAGAAGAAACATATTTCAAAGTTAAGCAACATAAGCCAACTTGTATAGAAGATGTATTAATAGAAAGTTTAAAAGAAATGAAAGATTTAAGACTTCAAGTTAATCAAGCAAATAGCATTGCTTTAGAAGCAAAGACAGAGGTTGAAACAATAAAAGATGTAGTTTCATTAGACTCAAATAGTTGGAGAACAAATACACATCAACTAATTGCAAGAATAGCAAAAAAACAAGGTGGTTTTGAACATATAAATATGCTTAGAACAGAAAGTTATGAATTATTAAATAAGAGATTTGGAGTTGACCTACATAGAAGATTAATCAATAAAAGAAGAAAAATGGCAGAAGAAGGTGTATCTGAATCTAAAAGAGAGAAAGTTAACAATTTAGATGTAATACAAGATGATAAGAAGCTAATAGAGGGGTATGTGGCTATTGTAAAAGATATGGCTTTAAAATATGGAATATCAAGTGATTTAAGCAAAAATTAGGTTAAATCATAACAGTACCTTGAAAATTAAATACAGAATATTTTGAAAAGGAGTGGTTAAATTGAATAAAGAAAAAATGGCAGAATTTTATTCTTCAAAATGGAGAATAAACCTTCTTATAGACACACAAAAAGATTTAGCATATTCACTAGCTGATGTAAAAGGTAATTATCCAGCTTATCTAAGAAAAGAATATGAAAATTTAGAAGATGCATTTAATAAAGTAATTGCTGGAGAAGGCAAACTTTTATCAGAGTTATAAAAAAGTAGTTAGACATGTATCTAACTACTAAAATAAATTTACTGAATTAAGAATTGATTAAGAATCGTTTGACCTATACGCATTGCTAAATCAGGATATTTATTTAAAATATCACCAAATCTAGACAAAAAACCTTTTTTTAAAGGAATATTATTTTCAGATGTTGATTCAATTAAATCAACTATGTTTTGGGCTTCATATTTTTCTGCTTGAGTAAGGTTTTTATTAGTATCTATAAATTCTCTTAAATCAGAGAAATCAATACCATTATTTATAGTCACAGAGCCAGCATTACCAACAGCAGAGTTTTGCATATTCTGAATATTGAAAGTTTGATTTATATTTTGCGATTGATTCTTAGGTTCAAATTCTTCGAAATTTAATCCTTTGCTTGTAACATCCCATACAATTGGATATTTTGAGGCTATACAATTTCTTGAAATTAAATAATTATTTTCATTTAAGAATTTTATGGCTTTTCCAATTTCATTTAAAGATAATGATGGTAAATTTTCGTGTATTTGTTCTGTACTAAAATCAATGTGGTCGCTTTCAATAGCAAAAGGTTTTAAAAAAGAGAGTATTTTCTTTGAATTACTGTCTAACATGTGTGCACCACCTAACCATATATTTATAGGATTTATCCTACAAATATAGTATATCAAAGGAGGGAAATAATGGCAATTAATGACAACATAAATAAAATTTTAAAAGATAGAGATTTAAAAGCATGGAAATTAGCAAAAGAAATAGGCGTAGATTCAGGGAATTTATATGCAATTTTAAGAGGAGAAAATAAAAATCCAACTATAGATACATTAATAAAAATAGCTGACTATTTAGACGTTACATTAGACGAACTAGTTGGAAGATAGAAGGGGTGAGATAAAAATGAGTGTAGCATTACAATTCATAGACACAAAAGACTTAGTACAAGAGCTAATGCAAAGAGATGATACAACAGACATCATCAAGATGTTTTTAGATAGAGAAGGAATTAAAAGGATGGAGTTAATGACTATAGAAGAATTTTGTGAGTACTTGAAAATATCTGATGTAACAGCTAGAAACATGGCAAGAGAAGCCATGATAACAAAAGATTTTATTGCTTTAAAAATAGGAAGAAAGTACATGATTGATAGAATATCATTTGAAGAATTTATTATGAAAAATGCAATGAAAGATAAAGATGTAATGAAAAAAAGAAAGGGGGTGATTTAGTTGAATGTAAGAGTACTAATAGCTTATGTACAATTCTGTAAGCAATATAATAAGAATGCAAGTTTTGAAGGTCTTAAAAAATACAACAAAGGGGTAATTGTATGAGAATAATTTATAAAAACAAAGTTTACAAAGTAGAACAAGACAAAAAGTTATTTAGAATTACATACTATGATGAGCAGAAAAATAACAGGAAGTTTAATAACAATAAGAAAGTAAAAAGAAGTGTTTTAACAAGAGATATAGAGTTAGTTAACTTGTATTTACCAGTAAATTTAAAAATAAAGTAGGAGGTTTAATTGTATATGGTATTTAATTTAGAGAAGTTCAAAGTGGGAAATGCGATAAGAATAAGTTGTGAAAGATTTGGTTTTGAAATTGATTGTATTGTAGTAGTAGCAACTGAGGAGGAACTAAATTTAGCTTACTTTGATAAAGAAAGAGGCTGTATGGAGTATCAAGCATTGATACCAGAAGACCTTAGATATGATGATTATATTCTTCAAAGATTAGGTTAGGAGGAAATAAAATGGCAGCTTTAATAATGGTAGGTTTATTTGCAATATGTTTAGTAGGATTAGTACAAAATAGAGATTAAGTGAAGGGGTGTATTTAGATGGAAGCAGCTAGATTAATAGCAATAGGTCAAATCAAACAGGCTGAAAAAGAAATAAGTAGATTACAAGGAACAAGAAACAACAGTAGTTTAATGTGGTGGGAAGCTGTTAAGTTTGCAAGTGAAAATATATTACAAGGGTTGGAACATGATATAGAGCTAGAAGCATCAACTGATTTTAGGGAGTTTATGATAACACAAGAAGAACTTGAAAGAGATAGACCTATAGATGTGCAGATATAAGAAAAGAGCCTATAGCGAGGCTCAATTCAAAAATAGAAGTAAAAAATTTATTAAAATAATTATAGCATAAACGGAGGGAAATTATGAGTACTTTATATGAATTAACTACAGATTTATTAGAAATAGAAGAAGGTTTAACAGAAATAACAGGAAATGAAGCTGAAAAACTAGAGGAAATAAAAGAAATAATAAAACAAGAGATACAAAATAAAAACACTAGAATAGTGTCAGTAATAATAAATATCGATAGTGATATAAACTCTATAGATTCAGAGATTAAAAGATTACAAGAGTTAAAGAGGGTCAAAAAGAATACTATTGATAGATTAAAAAGCAATATAAAAGACTGTATGGAATTACTTGGGACTAAAAAAGTAGAAACAATTTTAGGAAACATAAGTATAAGAAAGTCAGCAGGTAGCTTAGTCATAGAAGATGAGGAAAAGATACCTGCTATATATAAAACAGTAGAGCAAGTTGTAAAAGTAGATAAGAATATCATTAAAGACTTTATTAAAAAAGGTCATGAGGTTGAAGGTTGCAGGATTGAATATGGAACTACACTAACAATTCCAAAAGCTAAAAAAGAGTAGGTGAGGACCATGGAAACTAATAATGTTTATATAAAACTTGTAAATATACAGAATACTTTAAAAGCTCCTAAAAACCAATACAATAATTTCGGAAAATACAATTACAGGAGTTGTGAGGATATTTTAGAAGGTTTAAAACCTATTCTAAAAGAAGAAAAAGCATTGGTTATATTGGATGATAATATTGTTCAGATAGGAAATAGATTTTATGTAGAAGCTACAGCAACTTTAATAGATGCAGAAACAGGAGAAAAAATATCTACAAAGGCATTAGCTAGAGAAGATGAAACTAAAAAAGGTATGGATTTAGCACAAGTAACTGGAAGTGTATCAAGTTATGCAAGAAAGTATGCTTTAAATGGATTATTTTGTATTGATGATACAAAAGACAGTGATGCAACAAATAAACATGGAAATGAGCAGAAAAAAAAAGAAGTTAATGAGAGTGAATTAAATATACTATATTCGCTAGGAGAATCTATAGAAAAAGATAAAAATAGAGTTGATAGTGAAGTATATAAGAAGTTTGGAAAGTTAGCAGTAGATTTGACTAAGCAGGAGTATGAGAAAGTTTTAAATGGATATAAGAGCATTTTAGAGAAGCAAAAACAAGAGTAGGTGATAGTATTGGGGATTATAAGAGTAAGCAAAGACAAAGATAATCCATATGTAGTTTTAAATAAAACTTGTTTGGAAGATGTAAAATTAAGCTGGCAAGCAAAAGGCTTACATTCATATCTGATTAGTAAGCCCGACCATTGGAAAATCTATGTTAATGATTTATATAAAAGAAGTAAAAATGGGAGGGATGCTACAGCAAATATTTTAAGGGAGCTCATAGAAAATGGATATATAACAAGAACACCTTGTCGAGATTCTAATACTAATAAGATGCTTGGAGGATATGATTATCAAGTATATGAGATACCACTTGAAAATCCTCAGAAGCTAAAATCCCGAAAAACTGATTTCCCGGAAACCGGATTTCCCGGAAACCGGGTTTCTCGGAAACCGGAAAACACGGAAGTAGTAAGTAATGACTTTAAAGTAAATAATGATATTACTACTATTGTTATTAATGAACAATCCAATAAAGACAAAACCACCTACATAAAAAAATACTTTGAAAAATATATAGGTGTGATTACTCCTAATAACTTTATAGAGTTAATGAGTTACTTAGATGATGGAATGGAAGCTGATGTAATTATAAGAGCTATTGATGAAGCAATAGCAAATGGAGTTAAGAATTATAAGTATGTAAAGACAATATTAAATAATTGGATAGAAGCAGGTGTAAAAACTAATTTAGAACTTACAGAGTATCAAAATGAGTTTGAGAGGAAGAAAAAGAGTAAACAGGAGAAGAAACAGTCTAATCATAAAAATGTGAATACTCCTAATGTGAGTAAAAATAAGTTTCATAACTTCAATGAAACCTTTACTCAATATTCACCTGACGAACTAGATGACATAATTAAGAAAAGTCAAAAGGTTAAATTTAAATAAAATTATACTTCTAGGAAGTAAATATCAATATATTACTTCCTAGAAAGGGGAGGTATAAAATGGCGAGAATATATGCACAAAGAAGTGGTTCTTTAAACGAACAAGATAGATTGGAGTTATTAAGATTACTTGGGAAAGCTGGATATACAGTAAAGGTTGCTAGAGAGAAGCAAAATAGCAAGACAACTTATACTTACTTTGTTGAGTATACAGAAGAACAGGAAGAAAAATAGAAGGGGGCTAGTTAAATGAATACAATAACTTTAGTTGGAAGATTAGTTGCAGATGCAGAATTGAAGTACCTTCCAAATTCAGGTACTCCAAAAATAACCTTTTCAATGGCAGTAGATAGAAGGTTTAAAGATAAAAATGGAAATAAAATAACTGATTTTATTCAATGCGAGCAATTAGGAAAACATGTAGAGAATTTAGTGCAATATCTTGTTAAAGGTAAGCCTATATATGCTGTTGGAGAGTTAAATATATATAATTACAAAGATGAAAATGGTTGCTGGAAATCTATTACTAAAGTTAACGTGAATGCTTTAGAATTACTTTCTAGTAAAAGTGATAGTAATAATCATAAAGAGCAACAGGAATATATACCACCAGGACTGGACCCACAAGGTTTTCAAGCAATAGATGATGACGATATACCTTTTTAATTAAGTTAAGTAGTCTAGGGAGTAATTATACAATATTACTTCCTAGAAGTTAAAAAATATTGGAGGTCTAAGAGTGAAATATGAGTGTGAGAAAGTGTTCTTAGAATGCGATAAGGGAAGTTTTGAGATAAATGATACAAGAACTGAAGAAGTAACATTTGAGGGTACAGAAATAGACAATCCATTTAAACGAGTAAAATATGAAGGTAAAGCTACTTTTGAAATAGTATCTGGATGGGAGTATCTACAAAGAGAAATGTTGTGGTTTAAGATATTGCATTTATCAGCAGTTGTAGCAAAAATAATGCAATATAAAATGTTAGGTATTTTAATAAGGGAGATGTAATAAAATGGCTAAAATTTGGATGGATGCAAATGAAGTTCTAAGTAAAACTATGGATTTAGAAGATATGTTTGAACTTAATTTAAGAGCAATAAGAAAGAGAAATGAAAAAATAAAAAATGAAATTGAGAAACAAATAAAATATGAAGATTCAGAAATAAAAACTACAAATCGTGGTGGACCAGGAAAAATTATAAAAATTTTCAATATAAATACTGGAGAGGTAAAGATTCTTAAGAGTGCTGAAGAAGCAAGTAGATATATAAAGGTTAGTCGTAGCTATGCAAGTTATTTAGCTAGAGAAAATAAATCAACTGAGGATGGTTGGAAAGCAGAGTATATTCAAGAGGTGTCAGATGGTATTAGCAAATGTGGAACAAGTAATTAAGTTAGCTGAAAAGATATTAAATAAGAAAAAGTGTTCTGTCAATAAAGCTATTGATATAGCTATAAAAATATTGAGTAAATATGAGTATGAGGGGATGTTAGAAAAATGAAATTAAAAGATATTATAAAACTTGGAGAAAAGTATTGTTATTGCCCCAACTGTGGTAATGACAAGATAGGAAACAATGAAGGTAAATTAATAGTTGAAGAACACACATACTATAGGGAATGTTCATGTGGATTCAATGTATTAATTGATGATAGAAAGGATGAGATATAATGCATATTTCAACGATTATTTTGCTGTTAATAGGAAGTTTTATAGCTGGTAGAGTTTATGAGTATAGATTGAATCTGAAAGAGTGTGAAAATTGTGATAACAAAAGAGGTGTATAAGAATGGATGATAGATTGGAGATTTGCAAAAAAATGTTTCCTATCATTACTAAAAATACTAGATTACTTTGTCATTATTGTGATGGTAGAAATATTTGCAGTTATGATGAAGAAAAAGCTCAAGAATTATTGAGAAATGAAGAAGGTACTAAAAATAACTAACTTTGAAATGATAAAATATCTAATTAAAACAGTTTAGAGGAGGAATAGATTATGGAATATAAAGAATATGAAGATTTAAAAAATAGAGTAGAAAGTTATGAGGATTTACAAGGTAGTGCAGAGTTTGCAGGGAGAGTTATAGAAAATCTTGAAGATGTAGATTGTCCTATAAGAATAGGATTTAAATTTCCTAGCAAAGAGGATTACAAAAATATAGAACTTGATATAGCTGCTAAAGATTCAAATTCAATTTTTATAAGAACAGAGTTAGCAAAAGCATTTAAAGAGATTTTATCTAAATATGAAATGGATATGGAAAATATGTAATTAAAACAGTTTAGAGAGTTGCAAAATATCTTTTAGTATAAATTATTGTTGAAGTGTTTTGTGACTCTCAAAAATGAAAATAAGGAGGCGTTGTATTGCTTACATTTTTAGATTTATTCGCAGGGATAGGTGGCTTTAGGCTAGGGATGGAAAAAGCAGGACATAAATGTTTGGGACATTGCGAATATGATAAATTCGCAAATTTAAGTTATAATGCCATGCACAAACCGAAGGAGGATGAATGGTTTGAAAGAGATATTAGAGAAATTAGAACAGAAAATATCCCAAGAGCAGATGTCTGGTGTTTTGGATTCCCATGTCAAGACATTTCTGTTGCAGGGAAACAATTTGGATTCAGAGGAGAACGTTCAAGTTTATTTTTTACAGTTACAAAACTTATTAGAGAACTCAAAGAAGAAGATAGACCCAAGTATTTACTTATTGAAAACGTTAAAAATCTACTTAGTGTTAATGGAGGATTTGATTTCCTCAAAGTTCTCGTTGAACTGGATGAAATCGGCTATGATGCAGAGTGGCAAGTTCTTAATTCTAAAAACTTCGGAGTACCCCAAAATAGAGAACGAATATTCATTGTTGGACATTTTAGAGGACGAAGTACACGAAAAGTATTTCCTATCGAAAGAAAAAGTAGAAAAAATCTTGAGCAACTAAATAATCCAACTCATAGTACAAATAGAATTTATGATGCAGTTGGAATTGCTAGATGTATTAGAAGTCAGGCAGGAGGTGGAGGTGCTAAAACAGGTCTATACTTTATAGACTTAAATAAAAACTCTAAAGTAACAATAAATGCTAGATGCCTTAAAGCAAAATATAATGCAGGTGTGACAAATAGAAATTGTGATAATAGTGGAGTTTTAGTTAATGCAGTTTTAACGCCCGATAGGGTAAATAAAAGACAAAATGGTCGTAGAATTAAAGAAAGCGGAGAACCAATGTTCACATTGACAGCTCAAGATAAACATGGAATTTTGAAAAATGGAGATATAAGAAGGTTAACACCAAAGGAATGCTTTAGGTTGCAAGGATTTCCGGATAAATATTACGAAAGAGCAGCAAGTGTATGCTCAGATAGTCAACTGTACAAGCAAGCAGGAAATGCTGTTACTGCAAATGTTGTATATGAAATAGCAAAAAGAATGGGCTAAAAGTTGCAAAATGTCTTTTAGTATGAATATTTTTGAAGTGTTTTGTAACTCTCAAAAATGAAAATAAGGGGTGGGATAATAAAATGGATTTAAATAAAATTATGAATGATGCACTAGTGGAAATAGAAGAAAGTGGCTTTGTAGAGGAAACAGTTAAAAAAGAATTAGAAGAAACAATAAAAAGAGCTGTGAATGAAATCTTTGGAAGCTATAGTAAATTCAGAAAAAATATTGAACAACATTTAGGTGAAAATATAAATATAAATTTAGATGAATTAGATATACAAAAATACAATTTACTTGTGGCAAATGTTGTAAAAGAAAAGGTAGATGCTACGATGAAGGGGCAAGGTATTGAGCATTTAAAAAGAAACTTGGATAACATGCTTGTAGGTCTTAAGAAAGAATACAAAATGAGTGAATTATTAGAAGAATTGAAAGAAGATAAATACAACCTTGACGAGTACCCATGTGATGAAGACTGTATAACATTTATCCTTGAATCTAATTTTAATTCAGAATGGGCAAGATGGATAGACTTTGATGAGTGTCCTAATGTAAGCAGAAATAATTGTGAACATTCTATACTATTAAGAAACGATGGAACTATTGCAGCATTTAGATACCAAAACAGAGAAATATCATCAAAAGATATAATGAACGGATTTGGTAATTTTGGGGATTTATTATTTAAGATATATGCACATAATTCAAAAATTATCTTAGATTTAGGGAATGATGTAGACGATTATGACTTAACAAATGGAGAAGATTATTAGAATAGGGGTGAATAAATGTCAAAGTATGTATTGAGATGGCAAAAAGGATTATTACTAGATGAACGCAAGATAAATTATTCTTGTGGAAGTATAGAAAATTTAAAAAAGAAAGCTGAATTATTAGCTAAAGATGACAAGATATTGCTTGTAACAATAGATAAAGTTGAAGAAGTTATAAAAGATACTAGAAGTCAAAAAATGGCTGAATATTATTGTGATGGAGGAATTGAAATATGATAATACACAAATTTATAATACATGTTTTAGATAAGAATAGCGATACACCAATACTAAATGATTTTGAGGGTAGAGTCAGTCAAGATATTGAAGCTTTCTTTCAGAAAAAAATAAGCAAAGTATCAAGAGATAATGACATTAGAATAGCTGTATTTAATGACTATAGTAACAATCTAATTAAGAGTTGTTGCGAACAGATTATATATGATGAAAGTTCATTTTTAAATAACTCTAAAGAAATAGCATCTTATCTGTTTGAGATTATGAAGTTGAATGCTACATTAGAATCTTGCGACTTAGCAATTTGCTTATACTCTCAAAAAGATGAAAAGAAAGTTGCTATATTAAAGCTTGATTACAACAAGTCATATACTCATTCAATCGAGTTTAAAGATGATAAATTTAATATACAGATGTCTAAAAATGAAATTAATATACAAGAGACTAAGACGGTTAAAATTGCTGCTTTGGTTGGATTGAGTGGAATGAATGACAAATATCATCTTAGGGTTTTAGACAAGGATGCAGAGAAGGAAGAAGCTAATTCTAAGTTTGTTACAGAGTTCTTAAATGCCACTAAGATAAAAGATGATAAGTATAAGACTAAGAAGTTCAAAAATACAGCTGAGAATTGGATAACTAATGCTCTTAGTAATGATATAAAACAAGCAGAGGATGTAAGAAGTATATTAAATTATACTTTGAGAGAAAAGCATGAAATTGATATAAATGATTTTGTTGATAAAACAATTAAAGATGATAAGTTAAAAGATAGTTTTAAAGAACATATGGAAGAAAAAGGTCTTGTTGAAGGATTTAGTATAGATAAAAAATGGGTTGATAAAAAGCTTAAAAAGAGAAATATAAAAACTGACAATGGCTTTGAAATAAAAGGTAACTTAACTGATTTTGAGGACCCAATGAAATATACAGTAAGACAAAATCAAAATGGGTCTATAGATATAGTTATTAAGAATGTAACATTTTATGAGGAAAAGTAGGTACTCATGTGACTATTGGCTAGAGAAGGAGAAGTAAATAATAAGAGGATGTAAATTTAAACTAGTTAGGAGGAATAACTTATGAAGATTTTTTTATTGACTATACTGCTAATAATTATTTGTATATTAGCAAATTATGTGAAAAATCGCATATATAAAAAATCTATAAATAATTTAAAATATAAATATTCTGTAGGGGAAAAGATTATATATCATCAAATAAACTGTTACTATAACAGAATGGTTGGTTGTGAAATTTTAGAAAAATGTTATAGTACGAAATTTAGAAAAAGAAATACCCCGCTTTATAAAGTAAAAGCATATGTAGGTGATAACAATACAACGTGGGTTATACCAGAGTGGAGAATTGAATGTCTTGCTACGACTTATGGAGAATTTCCTAAATATTAAATAATAAAAATTGGTTGGAGTATAAATAGTCAAGGTAAGTTTATGAATGAAACTAGAATGTTATAGACTTACTTTGACTTATAAAAGGAGTGTGTTAAATGGCTAATATATATTGTGAAAATTATAATTGTAAAAACTACTTTGAAGATATGTGTATGCTTGAAAGAATTGAAATTAATAACTTCAAAGAATGCGAAAGCTATCTTGAAGGTAAAAATGAGCTATATAAATTAGAAAACGGATATACTATACATCCTAAAGATTTGAAAATGGTGAAAAGTAAAGATTATTCTGTTGAAGTTACTCATATTCCAACTGGTATTACAGTAAAATGCCGTTCTACAAATAGTATTTTAAAAAATAAAAATAAGTGTTTGGAAGTTCTAGAAGAAGAACTAACAAAAATAAACTCTCACTTAGAGCTAGAAGATTTACGCTAAATAGGAAGTGAGCTTATGAAACGAAGAAGATGCAGTTGGTGTGGTAAGTTATTTTATCTTGAAGAAAAATCTAAGGATGTTTATTGTTGTAAAGAATGTAGGAAGAAGGCTAAGAAGGTGAAAAAATGAAAGTTTTTCTTGTAATAGATGGAGAACCAGTTGGTAAAGAAAGACCTAGATTTAACTTGGCTACTAAAAGGACCTATACACCACAGAAAACTAAGGACTATGAAGAATTAATAAAATGGTTATATCAATCTAAAGTTAGACATTATTTTACTGGATACATAAAAATGACTTTAAGATGTTATTACTCTATAGCAAAAAGTAACAGTAAAAAGATTAAAGAGCAGAAAAGAAATAATGTGTTAAGACCCAATAAAAAACCAGATATTGATAATGTGGTCAAGATTATAGCTGATTCACTCAATGAGATAGCTTATAAAGATGATACACAGATTGTTGAGGTTGTAGCTAGTAAATATTACAGTGATAAACCAAGAGTTGAGGTTATATTAGAAGATATTAGTTGAACAACGGAAAAATTCGTTTATCAAATCATTAGATAAAAATAATTTGGAGGAGGATTATAAGTATGAATAATTTAAAATTAATCGAGAATGAAGGACTTATAAAAGTATATACAACAGATGAAGATATAAAGGTTGTAGATGGTAGGGAACTTTGGGAAGGGTTAGAAGTAGAAAAAGACTTTTCTGACTGGATTAAAAGTAACTTAGAAAATGTAGATGCAGCGGAAGGAATAGACTTTTCCACTTTAAAGGGGAAAACCTCTGAACAAGGCGGAAGACCTGCAATAGAATATATATTAAATTTAGAAATAGCAAAAGAAATTTGTTTAGTAGCAGGAGCAAGTCCAAGAGCAAATAAAGAACTTAAAAGAAATTCTAAAAATTATAGAAAATATCTAATTGCAGTAGAAGAAAAATACAAAGTATCAAACAATCTTACAAAAACACAGTTAAATCAAATTAATGATATTGTAAGTAACGCATTATGTGAAATGCAAACTAAGCATGATGCACAGCTAGAACAATTTAAAAAAGAATCCTCACAATATTATAGACCTACAAGCAAAACTAAGTATGATATTTCAAGCTACATAAAAGATAGATTAGATATTCCTAGAGCTAATGAGGAGTTTGATTTAGTTAAAAAGAGAACTTTATTAATTCTTGGAGCTGATAAGTGGGAAGACATACCAAAAGATGTGTTATTAAAATCCCTAAATATTATAGATGAATCAATAAGAATTATAAAATCTGAAAGAAAGACAAAACAGATTAGTTTCTTTGAAAAAGATAATTTCTGTTAATAAAAAGAAAAAAGGGGTGCTTTCACACTCCACTTGTCAAAAATATAAAACTTTTATATACAAATATTATTATAACATAAAAAATTGATGGGAGTGTGGAAGTATGAATAAAAAGACACTATTTCAAGAGGTTGAAGGTAGATTATATAACTATAAAAAACTAGAAAGTCAAATAAGAATAAAAGATATATATATTAAAAAATTAGAAAACGAATTTTGTGGATGCAAAGCTCAAAGTTATGAAGAAAAAACTGGAGAAACTTATAATATAAATTCAAGTGTTGAAAATGAAGTTATTAAAAGAGAAGAAGATTTAAATAGATTAAAAGAAGATAAGAAAACATTAGAGATTGAAAAAGAAACTATAGAATGTGCATTGACAAGTCTAAATAGCTTTGAAACAGAGTTCTTCAATGAAATGTATATGAATAATGAAAAAATCAACATGGATTATATGTCTAATGCTATGCACATAGATAGAAGTCATTGCTTTAGAATAAGAAAAAGGATAGTTTGTAAGATTATGGATATGTTATATCCAAAAATAAAAGAGTTTGAATTACCCATTTTTTCATGGAAAGCTTAAAAATGAGACTATTTTGAGACTTTTTGGAGACTATCGTGAGACTTTTTATTGGTAAAAACATGAGATAATAATATCGTGGAAATAAAGATTTCCCTCTCAAAACTAAATATATATTAGGCTAGGGTTAAGGGATTACTCTAGCTTATATGAACAGACTAGGCAGGGCATGAGGATGCTGTTAGTTCAATTCTAACTATGTTCAATCCTTAAGTTTTTTTCTATTTAAATTAATCTACGGATACACTAAAAATAGTATATGAATTGAGACTAAAATTCATACAGTTTTGTATCTTAATTCAGGTGTCTAAATCGAGTGGGGCTTGGTAACCTCACTCACCATGCAAGGGCTGGTGTTTAATCTAAGTTCGATTCTTAGAACTTGCAACATAATATATGTACCTCCCTATTATAAAAGGCTAAGCAAGGGCAAGCTTAGTCTTTTATTTTTAAAAAAGGAGAATAAAAATATGGATGATTTAAGAGGAAAGATAATAAAAGAATTAGATGAATTTAATATAGATGCAGATGATGAATTTTTAGATTATGGAGTTGAATATGTTGAGAGTTTTACAGGGAAAAGTGCTATTAGTGAAGATTTATTGATAAGGGGAGTAGTGCTTATGGCAAATTATATAGTAAATATGGAAAATAAAGACTTAGATTAATTTCTAGGTCTTTTTTAATACAAAAATTTAATAAATTTTAGATGTCGGTAACTCCGACAGTAGAAAAGACTCAGATTAATTTCTAGGTCTTTTTTTATTCCCAAAACGACAAACAAACGAGGTGGTGATGTGCAAGATGTCAAAGAAAAGGTAAAACAAGATTACCTAAAAGGTATGAAACAAAAGGAAATATCAGCAAAGTATGACATTAGTTTAAACACTTTAAAGTCATGGATTAAAAGATACAACTGGGCTAGTGAAAAAAAGAAGGGTGCACCTAAAAATAAAAGGGGTGCACCCATAGGTAATAAAAATGCTACTGGTCCACCTGGTAATAAGAATGCTGAAAAGTTTGGTTTCTTCTCAAAATACTTACCTGAAGAAACCCAAGACTTAATTAATGAGATAAAGGATAAAGATAAATTTGATATTCTTTGGGAACAGATAACAATACAATATGCAGCAATAATAAGAGCACAAAAGATAATGTATGTTAAAGACAAGGAAGAAATGATTAAGGAATTAAAGAAACATGAAAGCACAGAAAATGGTGAGAAGATAGAGTATGAATTTCAATTTGCATGGGATAGGCAAGCATCTTTTCTTAATGCACAGAGTAGAGCAATGAGTGAACTTAGAAGTTTAATTAAACAGTATGATGAAATGATTCATAAGGATTGGAATTTGGCTACAGAGGAGCAGAAAACAAGAGTTGAGAAGTTGAAATGTGAAGTTGATAACCTAAGTAAAGATGATATTGGAGATGATGAGTTGAAAATAAGTGTAGATTATGGTGATAGAAATGATAGTTAGAATAGATTTTAATCCAGATTTCAAGGAAGCCAATTTTACTAAAAAAAGATACAGAGCAATGAAAGGTTCAGCAGGGAGTGGAAAATCTGTTAATGTAGCACAAGACTATATACTAAAGTTAGGAGATAAGAAGTATCAAGGAGCTAATCTATTAGTAGTTAGAAAGTCAGAAGCTACACATAAGTATTCAACGTATGCAGAGCTTACAGGAGCTATAAATCGTATTTATGGTAAACAAGCTGATAAGTATTGGAAAACTACTTTAAATCCTTTAGAAATTAAGAGTAAAGTTACTGGTAACTCTATAATTTTCAGAGGAGTTAATGATGCAAAACAAAGAGAAAAATTAAAATCAATTAACTTCTCGAAAGGAAAATTAACATGGGTTTGGTGTGAAGAAGCTACAGAACTTATGGAAAGTGACATAGACATACTAGATGACCGTTTAAGAGGTATTTTAACTAATCCTAACCTATACTATCAAATGACATTTACATTTAATCCAGTCTCATCTACTCATTGGATAAAAAGAAAGTATTTTGACTATAAAAATGATGATATATTTACTCATCATAGTACTTATCTACAAAATAGATTCATAGATGAGGCTTACTACAGAAGAATGCAAATGAGAAAAGAGCAAGACCCAGAAGGGTACAAAGTCTATGGTCTTGGAGAATGGGGAGAAACTGGTGGAGCAATACTTAAAAATTATGTTATACATGAATTTCCTACAGAATTTGAGTATTTTGACAATATGAGGTTATCACAAGACTTTGGATTTAACCATGCAAATGTAGTACTTAGAATTGGCTTTAAGGATGGAGAGTTATATATATGTAAC